GGCGGTCCGTAGAATGCGCGAATCTTTAAGCGCAATTGCCAGTCGCGTTATTAAGGTTACCGCAAAGGGCAGGAAATTAGGTAGGCCATTCGGAAGCTTCAAAACCGAGGGACTACAAAGCCAGCACGTTGCTAAACTAGCGAAGAAAACAGATACGAAATAAACGTAGTGGCTTCAGATGAGGACCTAACAGCCATCGGTCCTCAGCCCATGCCGTAGCCACGGGGACCCCCCGCTAGGGGGCGGTTCCCCCCCATGGCAAACGGCCAAGGTGGGGAGGGCCACAACGAGCAGGCCGGGGAGGGGGGCTAGGGATCCGCTTCGCGGACGATCTCTAGCGTGCGCTGTGGGGCAGCGGGGGGGCAACTTCGGCCGGAATAAGGGCGCGTGTGCGCGAACGGGCGGAATCCGGCCTCGCCTGCCCCCCCCGGCTAAGAGCCGGCACCCCTCCTACGCTATGATTGCTCCGGCAGAAGCTCGCAAAGCCGATGCAATTACAGGATTGGGGATACACGAAGGCGATATGCCAGGGTGCGCAAATAAGATAGAAGCCGCGCAATCGTAAAGCGTAAAGATGAAGCCTCACGGGGTAGGATTGAGTAGTACAGCTGCGGGCGGATGTACAAAGGATCCGCCGATCCGGTAAACCTTGCAAAAAATCTGGATTTCAGCTTGTGAGGAATCAACCGAGAAGATGGATGGCAGTATCTTGCCACGCTGGTTCGAAGATTTTTGGCTATCGAGTAGCGAACCGAGCAAGTAGACGCCTCCAGATTCTAGAGAAACGTCAGTTTCAAGCACTTGACGACGCACAATGGGTGCAAGTTCAAGATATCCAGTTATTTGGCTCCATTCGATTTTAAATTTTCCTAAAGCAGATGTCTGAGATTGATCGCGCAAATTAACAGAAATATTGTAACCAGTTTGGACGTTATCAAATCCCACAGTTTGAACATTGCCTTCGGGAGAGACGGTCTTGCGGGGGACTGGTACACTTTCGCCGGATATTAGGGAAGCGGTCGAGCCATCGCGAACTAGAAGTAGCGGCTGGGCTAAAATTTGAGCTTCAGGAGAATCCCAGGCAGCGACTAGGAGAGCATCTAAAGTGCCAGCAACTGCCGTTGAATTCTGCCCTGTTGAAGAATTGACGTTCCAAGAAAATTTGACTGAATTTGTTAGATCAATTCCTAAATCTTGCTTAAATCGTGAGGTCATCGAAACAAGGTAGAGCTGCGCAACCCAAGAAACAGATTCTGTGGCTTCTATACGATCAAGGCAGGTAGAAATGCGGTCTAAAATTTCTACACGGTCAGAAGCAACAACAAGGCCATCACTGAAGGTCTCGGACCTGCCGAATTCAGAGCGGAAAAGATCCAAAACGGATTTTAAGCCAGCAAGGTCTAGGCGACGAACACGACGCACAAGGGTTGCACGATCCTCGGGCGAAATCTGGCCAATGTACCACACATTTCCAATCTGGGTAAGCCGCTGGCCTAGACGTCTTGCAACACCGCCCAAAACAGCCTCAAACGGGACTTCTTTAACCTCTAGAGACACTAGCTCATTATCTAAATCTTTAGATGCAATAATGCTGCATCGTGATTGGTCCGATATAGTGCGAAGAAATAACTGAAAAGGGACCTGAGTACCCGAAAATGTTACCAACGCTTGACGAAGAGGAGCAGACACTGCCGGCTTGTATTCTCGCGCAAGATCTGCATATTGATCCTTAAAAGCTTTCTGGACGTGATCAGAAGGCAATGGATCTAACCGAAAGCAACCGCTAATGCAGATAGTGAAAAGAGCGATCAGAAAAGAGCGCATAGCGTTTCCTTGTGTCGATTAGTAGTAGCCGAAGACCAGCAAATGGACCAAAAGTTGGCGTTTCGCCTGCTTCAATGCGTTGCCCGTCAGCCAGAACGATAAAATCTGGTGCTATCAGAACAATTAACTTCTGTTTTGCCAATTCGCTAGTCAGATCTATAAGTTTCTTTTCAAGTAACAAAATCTTTTCAGATTCTACTATTTCGAGAGGTGCGACGGCCTGGTTGTTTTGTGGATCAATTTTCACAGTGTTATGCGGTGTTTTTGGACCGTCAGCGGAAATAGGCAATTTTTCATCAGGCAAATGCTCGGCTGATGAGACATGTGACTTACTGTTAGAAACCATTATTTTCTTTTGAAATGACATGAAAGACTCAATCAGTTTTAAACCGCCACCACCGAAAAAAATCCAAAAAGCGAGCAAAAAGAGCGCTAACCTTGTGGTAACCTCAAGCCAATTTCTACGGTAGAACCACCAAATTAAACCGCGTTTCGTCAGACTCTGGAAAGGGTAAATTTTCCCTCGCGCTTTTGATCCGCCTGCAATAGGTGTAGAATATGAGTCATAAAGCGGGTAGAATTCTGGCCTAAATTGGAACCGGTAAACGTGGTTTTCTCGCCATTTTTTATTAAATGGAAGCCATTCAGTTTCGTAAACGGTAGATGTATATGCGCCCGTAAAGAACTTGGCTCGCAAATTGTACCAGTCTGCCATTACAATCTTAAAAAATGGATCTCGTCTATCCTCGCAATTAAACAAGGTTCGTTTAAGCCCCGCTTCATCCTGGATAATTTTATGGACCTTATTTTCATTCTGCGAGATGCATTCAAATTCGACACCAGAATGCCGAATTTCGCCAAGGAATTCTTTCCATTTTCTACTAGTTTCTTTAGCGGCCTCTTTTGGAATGTAGTTATGGATTTCGTCTATTGCGATTCTGTCGCCCTGTAAATCGATGCCAGAAATGGATATAGCCCTAAAATAGTCCCAAGGACCGGATTCTTCGGAACGCCACGAAGCCAACACATCATCGGGGATTATCCGGATTCTTTCAAGTAATATAGCTCTATCCATGTTTGGATGCCCAGATAAAACATAATCAATCATGGCATCTATTTTAATTGGAAAATTAGTCCAGATTCGGCCAGTTTTTAATGGCAGGTATTCAGTCGCTAGATAGTGAGCACATCGGCGGTAGCTTTTGCCAGAGCCTGCCGGGGCTGTCGTAAATTCAGTGACAGCCATTATGGAATCATGTTTAACAGAATTTTAATGGACCAATAAACTATTATAAACGTAATTACACCAAGAAAGAGGGCAATGGCGTAGTCAATCGGAACCCAAGCGTTCGCAGCTGAGACAGCGAAGGCAATGGTTCCGCGCGAATTTGTAAATTCTGTTGTTGAGAAAGCAGGGAAATTAGCAAAAACTAAACCTAAAGCCCAGGATGCTAATGCCGAAATCCATTGTAACAATTGATCCCAAACTGTAGCCAATGCGGCAATAATGGCGTCAAGCATAGCGGAGAACCTTGACGACGGCAGTAAATGCCGCAATAGTGAGGAGTACAGCAAGCAGGGAGCGGACAAGCAAACGTAAATAATCTAGGGCTGACCCAGGCTCTGGCCTGGAAGTGAGATTCCAGGATTTCTGCCCAATAGGCTGCGGGAATGGAATATAGAATGGATAGCTAACAGACGTAGTTCCAGATATTAGACCATACAAACCTTGGCCAACATCACCAGTAACCCCAGATGCTACGCCCCTACCCTGAGCAGCAATGCCTGAGCTAGGCACTGAATTGCCAGAAGTTGAACCGGCTGTATCAGTAATTGCGTCTTTGACGCCGTTTATTGCGTCAACAACTGCGCCAGTATCGACGTCCTGACCGGCTGCGCCGTCTCGACCATCTACACCGTTTACACCATATCCAGTAGCGCCAGTATCGCCCTTGTCTCCTTTATCGCCCTTTTCGCCTCGGGGGCCTGATGCGCCGTCATCACCCTTACTTCCTCGGGCGCCGTCAACTCCAGGAGCACCAGGAGCACCAGGATCACCGTTAGAACCATCAGCACCAGAAGGACCACGAGCACCGTCAGAACCATCAGCACCAGGAGCACCGTCAGAACCGTCAGCGCCAGAAGGACCACGAGCACCGTCAGGACCATCAGCACCAGGAGCACCATCAGCACCAGGAGCACCAGGAACACCAGGAGCACCGTCAACGCCAGCTGGGCCAGCAATTCCAGGCTCTCCGGCAGGACCGGCAGGACCAGCGGGGCCAGCGGGGCCAGCGGGACCGGCACCACCTCCACCGCCTCCGCCACCGCCGCCGCCATCTGGCGGATTCCATCCCCCTTCAGGAATATCAAAATCGGTCATAAATGCCGCTAATAGTTCCCAAGCTCCATATATATGCGTAGCTGTCGGTATTGTGGCCTGGAGAGCGCCTGTAGCAGCATTGAGGTAGGTCCGATATGATGAAATTGTCTGGGAGAAGATATCAGCTTGTCCAGAATAAACGCCTTCGAAGCCATCTTCAACGAGATATTCGATGGGCAGGTTTGTGTATGGATCGACCCCGATCCGTCTTTTTTTGATATAGTAAGAGCCACTTGCTATCGCGAAATTTTCGAAGCTCACAGTTGATAGAAGCTTAGTCTGAGTGAAAGTAACCACGAATGAACCGTAGATCTGCTGATCGGCAGAGGGGTAATAGTATGTCATTATCGCGGATACGGCTTGGCCATCGGCATTTGCCGGTTCAAGAACGTAAAATTTCTGACTCCTAGTTCCCTGCCAAAAGCCGGAAGTGATAGGTGGCGAATCAGCAGAATTAATGAAGAAGCCTCGCCAAGCTGGCGGGTTAGCACCGTGCAGGAACGCCGTTAATAACAATGCTACCAGAGTTGCCGCTGATTTTTGGCCAAAATAACAAGACGCCACGAGAAGAACCCGGCCAAGAAAGCAAGCGTAAAAGCCGACGCATGCGTTAGGAATTCTAAGCGATTGCATGTTGCCTCTAAGGTCTTAGCGGTTTGAGCGATTTCAGTCATGCGGAGAGTTTGAGCCGTTAACATTGTCGAGTTTGCGACAAGATTAACGTTTAGTTGGCGCAGCAAATCAACCTGGAGCATGTCAGCTGCGAAAGATTGACGCTCTGTTTGATGTAAGAACCAGACTTGGGATTCTGTTCTATCGGAATTTCCCCCCGGTTTAGTCGGGTTGGCAGGCAGAGCGGGATCAGGCATAGAATTAGGGAAAAAGGGGGCGGGGAGCGACCCCGCCCCATTTTATATTCTCTACCTCAGCCCATGGCCTTACTGGCCCAGCGGATGCCTTTCTTGATGATCAAAAACGCGAAATAACCACCGACAGCGACCGCGGCAACAGCTGCCATGGCTGCAATGCCAGCGGTTATGAATCCACCAATATCAAGGCCAGTCGTAGGAATCACGACATCAGCAGCTGATGCCGCCGAAGCAAGGAAGAGGGCGAGGAAGATAGGAAGGAAGCGCATAGGGTTTCTCCTTTCGAGAGAATTTTAAGGGCTTTCAGCGCTAGAAGAAAGCCCCGGATACGAACTACGGCAAAGAGCGATTACTAGTCTTTTAGGCGACCGGTCCAAAATTCCGTCCAGCGAACAGAGACAAAAAACGAAGCGAAATATAAACACGAAGCAAAGGCAAAACCGCTGGCCCATGCGGCTAGGAAAAAAGCAGCGACCGATGACCACGTTTCCACGCTACTTGACCAATTCGATCTTCTTGGCCTTAAAATAGTAATTTTGAATAGCTTTGGTACTCGGTTTCTGGCCAAACTTCGTCGGCTTTTCCCAGTCGTGTTCACCGCAGGCACCAGTACCTGTCACGGTCACTGAGGCTCCCATCGTCAGTCCCTTAGTTAGCTCCACGCCATCGCAGATGACAGCGAGGGTAGCAGGCATTTCGCCCTGGCGCGGGAATTTGAATGACGTCGCACAGCGGAGCCGGAGAACAACCCCGGTACCGTCGGACTTAGTGATGAGCGCTTCGATATCGCCCTTTGTCTGGAAGTCGAACATTGCGATTTACTCGCTTTCCGTGCCAGAAGGCACATTGTCAGCCAAATCCTGGCCGAGGTTTTCAATAGTGACGAGGCGGAGACGTTCCGCCCGATACACTGATTCGATGTTTCTATCTGACAGAACACCGGTTTTTGCGCGATCAAATTGGGTTTCAAGAAGGGCTGCCATACGCTCCATAATCGCGAAAGCCGTTATCGGCCCATCATGGTCGTGCTCACGACCAAGAGCCATATCAAGGCGAGCCACTGCGCGAACAATGCCCGGCAAATGCGCTTGAAGTGAATAACGAGCGACAGCTTTGTGCCGCTCATGCGCAGAAACACGATGGAGACATTCTGTTGCATCGCGCAATAACTCCCAGGCGCTGGACGTTTCGCAGCGGGTTTTGCGAGTAGACGTGATATCAACCATGCGAAGCCATCCTTCTTTGTCCTCGAAACCGAGGAAATAGGCCCTAAGGGCCTCGTAGTGCTGAAGCAGGTCAGCGAGGGTATCGATGATGAAAGATTGATTATTAGAGATGAATTCTCGGGATATAAGCCATGATCTGTTTAACTCTATTTCTACATTGAAGACGTCAGCATCTGCCGAAAAACCGGCCTGCTTCCAAACTTCGCTAAAAAGAGCACGCTTTGAAGCTTTACGCAGAATTTCCCGGGATTTGTTATAAATTCGCGCATATGCACGGCCACGGCTACCAAATGCGATCATTTGTGTTTCCTCGCCATGGAAATAATCGACTGCGACGATGCCAACCTCGCGATGGAGACGTTCGATGAGATCATCTATGCAGCCTTCTTCACCGCCTGTTTCGCGTGCGTAACAATCTCTCGCGTGGGCTTTCTCTAAATCAGCAAGAAATCGGGCTTTCGTATACGTTCGCCGAGAATCTGCACGGCAGACCCATTTTGTACGGTCAAGATCCGCAGTAATTAGCCTTTGCGTGTGCGTAGCAAGATCGACTCGGGAAACGTGCCACGTACAAGACTGATCAGCAGAAAGCGAACGGATCCAATTTTGCCAGTCCTGGAGATATTTCCGCCAGTCTTGAACAAGCCAGAACGGTTCTGAACCAATTTCTAAATATAAATTCGGCAATTTGTGACGAATATCGCACAGTTTACCGTGAAGAGTTACCCCAGCACAAATCAACTGGAAGTCACATCCGCGACGCGGTGACCAGGGGGTCAAAGCAAAATGTCGCCCGCAAACCTCAACAACTGTATCTTGGATCAATTCAATTTCTTCGCTAGTGCGCTCCTTGAGTTGCGCAAGCAGATCAGACCATCCCAGACCACGCAACCGCGCTTCTTCATCGGGGTCCTCGACGGCAAGCATGGATTCGATGCGAGACTGCAAATTGCGAGAATTGGGCGAAGCAATAGAAGATAACGCGCTTTGGATAGCTAGAGCTTCGCTAGCTTTCCAGGCGACATTGGCCCAGAGATAGAGCGTATCTGGCCGCGAAATGCTGAATTTATCCACCAATTGCAGCCCGTACACGATCACGGCGCGCAATCTCGGCCTGGGCGTCTCCCGCCCTTGGTACGAAATTCCAGCAAATTATTGCGCTTTTTAGAGCGACGGGATCCTTAAGTGTTTGATCAACACCAGGGATATCAAAAATCGTCGTTTGGCGACAACCTGAAGGTAGTACAGAATTTTGCACAGGGGTGGGTTGCCTGTTGTTTATTCGGTTACCCGATTAGCCTGACAAGCGTCAGGTGGGTGGGAAATCACACTTGGCCGGTCTAACCACCGCCGAGCCATTGATTCCAGTCAAAGGCAAGGTTTTTGGGGTCACCCCGAAAAGAGCAGCCGGAGCTTAACAGCTTAGGATGCTCTGCAATAGAAAAATGACCGATAATATATAGAGTGTTGCAGCGCAATAACTTGCGGAGCTATTTCTTGCGTTTAGTGTTGTTTTACGGAAGTGCGACTAGCAAGAAATGTGGAATTGCAATGGGTAAAAGCGTCTGGATAACCAGACACTTGCAGCAGTTTTACAATCTTATGGGATCAAGGGGACATGAAACGATTTACACATAAATGGAAACTACTGGAGACTTTTAAAGGGGAGCACAGGAAGATCAGGTCAGTTAAGAAATGCATAAATTGCGGACTCGTTTGGACGTCTGCACATAAGGCCGCTTTACCAGTTTGCCCCATAACAGAGGAAATCAGGGCAAAATCGGTGGAATTGTTTCAAGAGTTATCGATTGAAATGGCAAAAGAAGCCACAAAAAGAGAAAAAAGACTCCTAAATAA